CAACTGCTCGTTTCTTTTGACCAGCTGCCATACGTTTTGCCACTTCTGCTTTTGGGTTACCTTTCTTGTCAAAGAACTTAGCAAGATGTGGTGGCAAGTTTGCCTCATCTACATCTTCCTTATACTTCTCTTTCTTTTCTGGTCTGCCGTCTTTGTTTTTGTAACGTGCTTTGTCACCTTTATTCTTCATATGCCATGCAAGTGCATATGGATTATCAATCTCATCGTGTTTCTTCATGGCCTTGACTGTGCCCTTGAAACCTGGTGGGGAAACTTCTAGAAGTTTTTCCTCATTGGCCCGAACTTCAGCCATAGTATCTGACATCGACTTAGAATATCTTGACATAGCATTACTCTCCTTCATACTATTTATCAATACAAATTCTTAACACTATCACATAGATTTAATTTTTTTGCATCTTTTGCAGACAACCAAACATCTTCGGGTGGCAATAAGTGTTGTCTTATCTTTTCTTCAGTCAACCCAGTACATTTCTTATAGTGTTCCATCATTCTACTAGTAGATAACTCAAACTCTTTTACTTGAGCAAACAGTTCATGTTCTTTACCCCACGACATCCAACTGTACTGATGGGATAGAATAGAGGTGTTTGGTGTTAGAACACGATGACCTTGTTCACCAGCAATGAACATCATTAGACCACACGATGCGATTACACCCAATCCAATAGTATGAATCGGAATCTTAGATGCTTTCATCACATCAATCAGGGCAAACGCCGCAGGCACATCACCACCATTACTACAAATCATTAGTTTGAGATATGGTTTCTTCTTTCGTTCCATATTCTGTTTTAGAATAAACTCAATCGCGTCCTTACAGGTCATCTCATCTACATCACTCATAAACAAAAAAGTACCGTTCTTGTACAGGTCTGCATCAGGTGGGGTCGAGGTATCGGGTTCATATATCTTTTTCGCCATTCACATTCTCCATTATATTTACAAATTCCTCAGCGTCTATAACGATAAGGGGTTTCTCTTGATTCTTTTTCATTACTACTATGGGAACATACTTACCTGCATTTTCTTTTGCCTGTTTGTATGCCTCCCAAACATTTAGTTTTTCAACATTTTTACACTCTATGCTGAATGGGAACTTTTCTCTAGCAGCACGGGCCATGATGAGGTCTTCCCCACCAGCACCCATGCTTCTAGATTCGATGTCCTCGGGATGAACATCAAGTTTTTCAATCAATAGGTCACGAACCCACTGTTGAAGGCGTCTACCTTTTGCTTTCGCAGATTGAGTTTTCATATTTCTTCATAATAATCTTCTGTCTCGCCTTCTTGTAAAGTGTCTAAAGGTTCTCCACAAAACACGCAATATAATATATCCATGCTACAGTCAGTGTCTACACTGAATTGGCCACCGCAATATTCGCAGTCAAAAAACTCACGTTTGTCTTCCATTAGGCACTCGCAGGTGTTGAGGTAATATCTACCACCTCGCATTGGCCAGAACTACACGCCAACTCTTGTGACCCAGAAGTCATATCGGCATTTTCATAGTCACTGAGTTTAGACCAGTCAACATCAGGCATCTTCTTCATCAACTCATTGTATTCTATCTTAGTACAATCTTGATAAGGTGCCTGTCTATATGTATGGTCTGACATAGGCAGGAACGATACACCCGACATCATATCAAAGTTATCATACACCCACGAACCGACATTCATCCATTCGTGTTCTTTGACTGACACGGTGACAGATGGTTTATGTTCACACCAGTTTTCTTGATACACTTTCCAAATCTCTAACTGTTCTACGGCAGACATCTCTTTTCGATAGACACCCTTAGCAGGACCTTTCATTGGAAAACTGAATACATATGTATGTTCTGGTTTCGTAACATCATCTTCAACTGGAAACCCAGCATCAAACATCATCTTGGCAAGAGGGTCTTTCTTATCAGCACGAACTGTACGAACATAATAAGGGTTATGTCTCGCATGAATACCACTGGCACTATCTGTCAACTGACTAACTGTACCGGATGGTTTGACGCAAGTGATAGCAGCAGAAACTGGAATGCCCAACTTCTTTGCCCACTTGGTGTTTGTGTTTACTGCCTCTTGTCTTAGTTTCTTCAACAGTTCTGGTAGACTACCTTTCTTACCGTTTGTCAACTCGTTATCCATAATGCCTGTCATAGACACACCGAGCAGTCGTTCTTCTTCACAGTTCTCTCCCCACTTACGGTTGAGATAACGGAAGTTAGTTAGTGTTGACTGCCAAGTACCAATGATAGTGGCAACTCGGACTTTCTCTAATAGTGTTTCTTCTGTGTCATCTTCTCGTACTACAACTTCCGAAAGGTTGCAGAACTCACGGTCTCTCAGGATAATTTCCGAACAGGGGTTTGTACCAAAGTCATAGTCAGGGTCACGACGACCATTCTTTGCAGATTGTTTCTTTGCTGCCTCTCTATTGAAGATACCACGTTCACCAGACTTGGATTCATACAGTGACTTCCACTCTTCCATAAAGATACCCATATCAGGTTTCTCGGTGTAACAAGCAGAGTTATTAGCAAGTGCCCGTTGCACATTAGACTCCCACCAACGCCCGGCTTTAGCGTGTCTCATACGGTCGTCACTGAGATTTGATAATGAGATAAGGGCAGAACGACGGACCCCTCCTACAACGACGACCTCAGCGATCTTACAGACTAGGTCGTGAGCTTCTAAACTGGTCAACTTTCTTCCCGCAGCGTTTCTAAATATCTCTACAGAAAAACGAAACAAGTCCTCTAACGGAGCAGGACCACTTGCTCTACCACCAAAAGTTTTGAGAGGAGCACCAGCAGGTCTAATGCGAGATAAGTTCCACTGAGGCACTTGTCCTGCTGCCAACAAATAAATCAACTCTCTCAAAGCTTTTGCCCAACCGAGTTTACTATCACTGACTATGATTACGGTATCTGTATCATAAAAGTCATCGTTTATTTTTGGCAACTCATTTACAAACTGCCTTTCTACCGAGAACCCTACCCCTGTTCCGTTGAGCAATACATAAAGTATTTCATCAAATGCTCTCAAACTATCAATAGCAATGTAAGAGCAGTTATACCCCGCAACATTTTCTCGGCGTAGTGCTTCCCCGGCAGTCATCAAGCAACGCATACTTGGCATAACTTTTAGATTACTTACGGCATCCTTTATGGGATCAATAGTTGCCTTAGTAAGTTTCATATCACAAGTTTCATCTATGTGTTGTTGGAAGAAATCAAAATAACGACCCACCGTTTCTTCCCAGGTCTCTCTCCTGTTTTTATCGTAGTCAAATCTGGCATAGCGCGACAGATGTATATATTTTTGGTAGTCAGTGGGTAAACTCATTGAATCGGTCTCCTAAATGCGTTTCCAGGTTGCGAGTTTCATACGAAGCTCCAACCCAGTAAATGTGTTGTCATCTATTATTTTTTGAATGTCTCTTACACCGGCAAGAGTCATGTCGTTGATATCTTTTTGGGAAATAGTGTCTGGCCAAATCACGAGCGAATAATTATTGTCAGCCAGTTGAGTCATTCTCTTTACTATCTCTCCGTTTCTCGGTTCGTTATCTAAAACGATTGTAATATCTTCTTTCTCAAATGGAAGATGAATAAAGTCGGCACCTGCGACTGCTAGTGCATTGGGAAGAAACAAACTATCTATAGGTCCTTCTACTACATAGACCCTCTTTGACCAATCAACTCTATCTAAACCAAATATCTTTGGCTTGTCATCAAACTTGACTGTTAGGTACTTAGGTTGTTCTTTACCAAATGCTCTGCCTTGGGCAGCAAAAACTTCTCCATCTTCATTATAAAAGGGTATCACCAATCTTGGATGATCCTGATTACTACTTATCTCTGCCCAAGAACAGAACTTATGCGACAAGAAAAACTTATCGTAATGTTGTTCTGGTATTTGCCTGTCAACTAAAACTTGACGAGCAGGATGATCTAGTGATAGTTTATTTATAGGGATTAGATCCTTCAGTTTGGGATCTTTTTTCTCAAACTTTGGAGTTTCAAATTTATATTCAGTTTCGGTTGTACCTATAAATCTTTCCTTAACATACTCTTTGTATGCATCAGGGTTTACTAACTCTACAACCTTACCGGCAGTTGTACTCTTGCCACAGTTATGGCAAAAGTAATTCATCTGTTCAGTTTTACGATAGAAATAACCACGGGTCTTATTCTTCATCTTCTGCGAATCGCCGCAGTAAGGACACCTGCAAGTATACAGGTAGTCCCGGAGTTTCTTAAAAAACTCCAGTTGATGAGAAATAAGGTGTATGTAATTTATATCTATGTGTATCATCTTTATAAGGATAACACACAAATACACTCATGTCAAGTTTTGTCAGGAAGTTAGTATGACAATAGCTCCTGCTATGGCAAACCCAACCATAAACCATACTAACTGCATATGCGGTGGCGTCCTCATTTCGTTGTGGCAATGAAGATTCCGTCCCAATCTTCAGGCAACTCCTGTGTTTTCATATACTCGCATCTCTCTATCCACATATCATAGTAACCGACCATTCTTCCGTCAAACTCTTTCTTCAAGTCCTTACAAAGTCTTATGGCCATATCAAAGTTTTGATGTTTATAATACTGATGCATCTTTTCGTGTTGTTGTTCCATAGCAGGCCAGTTTGTATTGTCCATTGCATGATTCATATCACACAACACTGTGTAGATACGAATGCCAACACTCTTACCCTTGACTGCAAGTTCATCAACCTTTAGATACATAAAGTCATCTTTGGTTGCATCGTATGTAGTTTCACCCACAAGCAATAGGCAACCATACTCTTTACATTTACTTTCTATTCTTGCGGCAGTTGATACTGAGTCACCTAAAACATCATAGGAGTGTCTACTAGAACTACCCATCTCACC